ATTAATTTCACGAAGCTTACTAATCATACCTTCACGGTTGGACAGGCTCATGTTTTCAATGACAGCCTCCACCAACATGGGGTACATTGGGCTGTCTTGTCCCAGAGTTTGCAAAAGCTGCACCAATTGTGTCACTTCATACTCACGTGCAATGACACCAAGGCTGCTAGAAGCCACAAACTTGTAGTCTTGTGCAGGGAAATTGTCTGGGTCATACTGCATATAACGCCAAGCAACCTTGCTCACTAGAGGAATAAGGAAGGAGTCTTGGAAGTTGATCAATGTGCGCTTGTGACGCTTGATAATGGCTCCCAGAGACATGCTAACAGCTCCTGCTGCTGCCTCTCCATTGATACTTCCGGGGATTCCTGCTGCGTCAATGGCTCCTGTAGACATCTGCACCATGCGCTGGAGGCTTTCTGCCTGTGAGAAGCTCACTTGATCAAGGCTGCCAAACTTAAATGGCATCATAATCTCAGCAGGGTTGCCATTGGTGATGATTGTTTTGCCGGGACGAATTTCAAACTTGGAGCCACGAGGCATCCGTGTACCGTCCATAGCCATCATTGGGTGAACAGTGAGAGCCAAGGCATCAATACGAGCACGAAGTTCAGCATCCAAAGCCTTCTGACTGTTATAACCCTTCTCACAAATACCACGTCCCCAGAAGCGTCCGGGAACAACATCCCAAGGGAAGGCAATCAGAGGACGATCTTGCATCATGTAGGGATTTTCTTCCACCTTCAAGAGCTGACCACCGTTAGCTACAATGACAATGGCCTCTACATATTCGCTTGGCTCGTCCAACTCGTGGGCTTTAGAGCCTTCTTTCTTCTTGCTTTCCTCTTTAGGCTCTGGCAAGTCCATTGCCTCGTTGAATTCTTTACGAGGAACAAGGCCATAATACTTGGTTAGACGCACCTTGTCGTCTTGGTAAATCACCAAGTCTTGATCAGGCTCAAGGTCTTGATCAGGAGCTGCGGCTGTCAGGTCAACATCACGGTAGACACCCTTCTCAATGAGCATCTCCACTTGGTGTTTAGGGACAAATTCGTCAATAGCTACGCCCAAAGCTTCTTCAATGGAGGAGGCAACAGGATCAATTAGGAAGTTCTGTGGCAGAATAGGACGAACCTTCACCACTGTACGAGGCTTCACTGTCACACCAACAGCTTGCATGGCTCCATCAAGGATGGGCTGTGTAGCTGGTGTGAAGTCTTGCACCTCATCAAGGACAAGTTCAGCCATGCCTGTACCAAAGATGGCAGCGTTTAACAGACATTCAGCTACAGCTTTACGTGTCTTGGTGTATTTAAATTCTTCATCCAGAGCATTACGCAAGAAAGCAATGTCTTCTCGCTCACCATCACGCATGTCATCATAGATGTCAAACCATTTACCACGTCCAAAGGTGGCTTCTTCAACCTCTGCAACGCTGCTCTCTACAGCTTGCTGCAAAGCAGGACTGATTAGCTTGCTTCGCTCGCTCTCTCGTGTGCGATCAGCAGCATCCCACTGACCACGCCAGAGGCGATAGTATTCATCAAACTTCTCTTGGTGATTACCAACATAATGGTCACGCCATTTATCGGCTTTCTCAATCACCCAACCAGCAAGGCTGCTGCTATTATAAGTTTCTTCAGAATCAAATTTCATTATTCAGCCTCAAGTTCGTTATCAAAATTACCCACAGCTTGTGCTAGTTCTAAAGCTTTTTGTTTTACATCATCAATAGGGCCACCAAGTTCTTGACTATCACAGGTACGCACAGGAGAACAAGTGATGTCATATAATGTGCAATAGGCCACTGGTTTACTTTCAATGTCAGCCCACTTAGGAGAAAGAGGAAGCGCAGAAGCTTTCAATTTCTTAGCAGGGCCATTTTCAATACAGCCAGTTATCAATGAAGTATTTAAGTAATGCTCACAATTAGCACAGAGCCTACCACGAGCATCTCCTTCTGTCACTCCCCACTTCTTAGCTTTATCTTTCCAAAAAGCTTCATTAGGTTGACGTGGATCAGCAGGGCCAAGACCATGCTCTTTAATTGTCTTAAGATGATTACGAACATTAAGTTCATTACTGCGTAAGGGGAGAGGGCATGTATCCATTAGTATCCGCTTATAGCGTCCATTGGTTCAAATTCTTCTTCTTCATAGTCAGTTACATAGCTTTGCTTACTGAGCTGCTCTATGTAGCTTAAAGCATCAATCAAGTCATCATGCACAAGAGTATTTGGAAATTGGAAGAGTTGGTCAAGAAACTGTATGTTCCACTCTCCCTTGTTAAGGACAATTTGACCGTGTTCAAAACGCCCTTGTAATGCCCATACAATTCGATCTGTTTTCTTTTTATTTCCATGACTAAGCTCTTCCACTCTGAAGAACGTCTGTGTTCTTCTCATTATATCTGACAAATAGGGCATCACTGCTTGCTTGGCAATACCCTTCTCAATGCCTATTGATACAGGCTCATACTTCTTAACAGCAGCAAATATCTTCTTTGCTGTCTCCTCAACTGTCCATCTTCCGAAGACAATATCCTTAACATACCAACCTGAGCCACTGGTCTTAACAATGGCAATGGCACTATCATCCAGCTTCTTGCTCTTGCTTCCCTTGCTCTCATCTGCAAAGCCAGCCAAGTCAATGGCAATGAAAAAATCCCCATCAGGTTCTTCTTCATCAAACTGTACCCATTCTTCCTTGAATAGTTCTCCACCCTGTGCCTCAAACGAAGCCATAAACTCCTGCCTAAAGGCAAAGCTGCTCATGTTCTTCTTAGCACTCTCAATCTCTTCTGGGTCAATGAGAGGATTGTCATAGCTGGTAAAATGCCAGCTCTTGAATGTACTATCATCTCCTTTTAAGCCATACTGGTATAGCTCATAGAAATGATTTCTGCCCATTGGTGTTCCAATGAACAAGGCATGTCCCTTCTGGTCAGCCAAGGCAGGACGTAAAATCTGCTCCCACACCTCTGGCTTCATGTCTGCATATTCGTCCATCACCAGAAACTTCAAGGACACTCCTCGCATAGTTTCTGGTCTGTCAGCACCCTTCAAGCTGATGGTGGCTCCATTAACAAGCTTAACCTGTAAGTTGTTAACATGGCTTCCTGAGATGACAGCATGTCCCACCTCAAGCAGGGTTTGCCACATAATGTCCCTTGCCTGTCCTTGTGTAGGGGCAACATAGAACACATGTCCCTTCTCTGCTTGCAAGGCATTGAACAACAACAAGTAGGCAGCTAAGCGGCTCTTACCTGTCCTTCGTCCAGCAGCCACCACCTTAAAACGACTCTTATCATTCCAGACAGTTTGCTGCCACGGGAGAAGTTTAATATCTAAACTAGTCAAACAAACTCCCCAAAGTGTTCTTAGCTTTTATGAAGGGGTTTTCCCACCAAGAAGGTTCAGGGGCTGGAGGAGCAACAGGGACAACAGGAGGAACATAACCACTGATGTCCAAAGCATACTTAGCTCTCTCATCATACTTTGGGTTACGCTCAGGGTTGGGCTTAAACCATTCCTTAGCCAAGACATCTGCAAGCACAGCAGGGTTTTGTTCTGTCTCTAGAACATTTCTCAACTTAGCAGCATTCCCTGCTCCAATGATGTTCTGGCTCTTCCCATAAACTGTGTCATGAAAGAAACGAAGCTGAGCATCAGCACTGTCTTTTATTTTATTCTGCTTCTTCCACTTTTCATAATGTGGTTTCAAGAAGTCAAGCTGCAACAGCCCATAGCCGGGGCCTCCTTCTTGCTTCGTCTTGTAATTGAAGGTGTCTCCTGTCTCAACAGAGATGTTTCCAAGCATGGCAGCAACAGCAGCATCGCTATAGCCAAGCTTCTTTAGCTTTTGTTCAACAACATCTTTAGACATCAATAACCTCTTCTTCTCCACCTGAGATGATGGTTTGCTCTCCACCAACACCAGTGATAGTGATAGACACAGCAGCCCTGCCACCACCATTCTTGTCTTTCTCGAAATGGCTAACAGGAAGAAGCCTGTCCATGA